CTGAATCTAACGTTACTTTCGCAACAAAATACTTTTCTTCCATTTTTTTTATTTTAATTATTTAATTTTTATTTACCTAAATAATCGTCTAATTTTTTCATTAAGTCAAGTGATTTGTTACCTGTTTCACCAACTTGACGTTCAACTTTAACTTTATTTTCTTCTTCTAAGTTCTCATCATACTTATCTTTATCCTCAGGATTTAAGAAAAGATACGCTCCCGGAGTAGATGGTGATGACACTAAGTCAAAACAGATTAATTCAAAATCGTCTTGAACTTCGTTCTGTTCCCCCACTTTTTTAAGTGAACCTACACCTCTTGAAGATATACCTAATGTAACACCTTGTCTAAGGTAGTTAGCCGCCATATCACCTTTAGTAGATACTATACCTCTCTCATGGAATCCCGGAGATGTAAGTAACTTTATCTTACCCATTAAAACATTGTCTTCCCACCACACTTCTGTGATTGAATGTGAAACTCTGTCTAAATCTATTAAAGATGATTCAGGGTGGTTTAACTCTGAAAGAGCGATTCCTTTATCAATCATCTTCTTATAGTTTATCGCTTCTCTTTTTAATATTTTTTCAGGGTACGTTCTACCATTCCTATTTGGGGTATTATATTTTTGTAATACCGCATAGAACTCGAAAGGTTTGGAGTGGTCCATCATCTCGTTCGACTCCTTTAACATTATGTTATTTCTTTCCTCCTTAGGGGATATATGTCCAGCATCCATCTCTATTAAGATACCTGTACCTACTTCGTTTTCTTTTAAAATTCTTAAACCCATTGTGTTAGTTTTACTTAATAAATATTAACTAATACCTGTTTCTGTTAAAACTTTTTCTTTATTCGATGATTTTGTTAGATGAAACTCAAAATGTTTATTATTGTTGAACTCATATTTGAATATATTATTAACGATTTCTTTTAAATTTTCTTTTATTTTCCTATCCCTAAAATCTAAAATATTGTCGGTTAAGAATAATGTTATTTCTAAACTTAGAAATGATTTTTTACCTTTATGTAACCCACTATGTCTCAAATCAAAATCGACAATAAAATTTTTATTAAAAAGCTTACCTTTTATTGTTTCTAGAACCAAGTGTTTTATCGACCTACTCATATTGAGGACTACACGTTCCCAATTATCGTTATCGTCTTTTGGGTCAACCCACGTATGTAGACTTAAGTATAGTGATTTCAATTCTACCGAATCTACGGTCCCATACATAACTTTAGCTCGTTTATACCCGGGTATTTTTGCTGTTTTTCCTTTTTTCATTCATTTAAAATGTGTTTTGTTTATTTTTAATAATGATAGGTATATTTATGGTTATAGTCAAAAATATAAAATCAAATGTTAATTATAAAGGTAGATAAACGTAAAGGAATTGAGAAAGCTCTTAGGGAATATAAGAGTAAAGTTATTAAAACTCGTCAGAGTAAAGAAATAAATAAGCGTAAAGAGTTTGTTAAACCATCAGTAATTAAAAGACAGGAATTAAATAAGGCAAAATACGTTGAGAAGAAGTTTAAGTCGGATAATAATTAATCCCAAAACCAATCCACCTTATTAAAGTAGTGACCTCGGGTATATTCTCTAAATAGCATAATACCATCTTCAGTGGTCTCTTTTATATATTTAAATAATTCTTCCTCAAAGTTTTCATCAGACTGAAGTCTATCATGACCTTCCCAAGTGGGGTGGACCCATACTGTGTAATCGAAATTACCATTACCAATGTCTCTACCGGAAACGTTAATTTCGTTAACAGGATACTTACGTTTGACCATCCTGTTTAAAAAACTATTTAATTGTTTGGTAAGACCGACTTCCATCGTTATAGGTTTTCATTTAATTTGGTTAACTTATAATAACCTAATTTCGTAAAAGATTCTGAAGTTAATTTAGTCATAGTTTCTTTGACCTTATTTTTTACCTCAACATCAACTTCCTCAATAATAACCGAATTTAATTTTCCAATAGCCTCAGATTTTAAAGTTTCAAACTTTTCTTCCAAAACTTTTTCATCTTCAGTTAAAATTGACATCAATTCTTTTTTATCACTTTCATTTAATGATTCAATATATTTTTTAGCGGTACTATTAACTATATTAACCATAGACTTAAAAGGTACGTTACCAGCTAAGGTTGATTCGGTAACAACAACTTCCTTTTGTAAATTTTCAGAAATAGTTTTTCTAACTTCTATTTTTGAAGTAATATTTAAAACGTTACTAGAAAATAAAGTATCGATATCTTCATATATGTTTTTAGATTTGGTATTTGACACCCACTTATTTAAACCACTTAGACTTTTCGTATCAATCTTATTAACGGTATTTTCATAAATGGTAACACATTCGTTAATATATGAATCGACAATATCTTTAGAAAGACCTTTATTTGTTGTTAGACCATCGTAAAGGTAAAACAATTTACTTACGTTTTTATTCTCTAAAACATATTTCTTGAAGTTTTTAAATTCTTCTTTAAATGTTTTAGTTCTATATGACTCCATTAAAGTGTCTTCAATTCTAGATTTTAATATACCAAATTTCATAATTTCTTGTTTTTTGTTTAATATAAATATTACCCTTTCATTACTTTCGCCAATTCTTTTTCAATTTCACCTAAAGAATTACTCCCTTTAGATAAATCTATAAAGGAATTTGAAGTGGTAATATCTTCATTTTCTAATAGAATTTTTAAATTATCTCTGTTAAGTGATTCCATTGGATTGACTTCACCACCTGAATCACCACCTAAATCACCACCTAAATCTCCACCTAAATCTCCACCTAAATCCCCCATTCCACCATCAGGTGATTCAGGAGGTACGACTTCAGAATTTTGAGTGTCACCAGTTTTAGTACCGTATAATTTATCGATGTTATCAAATACTCCGGTATGTGTAATAATTGTGGGGGTATTCATTAATTCAGCGCCAACAGCTTTTTCAACACGTTGTTGTTGTAAATCTAATTTAATTTCTTCATCTGAGAACCCTAAAATATTTTTCTTAGCCCAAGATACGGAAACAGGTGCAATACCTTCAACGGGCATAACAGCGTCTTTGTATAAAAGAACCTTTTCTTTCCACACATCAATCTTAAGTAAATCAGCTTGTGTCGATGGATTTGTTAAACCTAACGTAAAGTTAGATAACTCATCTTCAAACCCTAACAAGAATAAGTGTACTATCGCAATCTTATTTAACTCGGCAATCATAGAATTTTGTATTCTATTAATTGTTCTAGCAAATCTAATATCTTGTAATGAAAGATTTTTACCTTCACCAACAACTTCCTCAAACCCTAAAAAGGCTTTAGGTACTCTAAGAGCGGTTAACAATTTCTTTTGGATATATTCTATATCCGCAATTTCAGATAAGTTAGTAGCTCCCGGTAAAGTATCTATAGGGTTAGGCGCGTTAGGGTCTCTAACAGGTATGAAGTAATCTTGGTCAACAGCCATTTGATTGAATCTCATGTCAACATTACCATTCTTAGGGTCCGTTACTTGGTCTCTTTTAAATTTATTGGCGACACGTTGTACATACGGTTCAACATCCTTATCGTCCATATTACCTACGAAAACTTTAAATACTCTTCGTTCAGGTGCTCTTGAAGTTCTATAGATTAACATCGCGTCTTCAGAAAGTAACAATTGTTTCCAAATACGTCTAGCTTTCTCTAACATAGAGGTACCGTAAGGTAATTTTCTGTCGTCACCTAATAATCTAAAGTGAGCAACTTCCCAAGATTTGAATTCCATATCTTTGGATTTCCATTTAAACCTTAGATTTTTATTTTCACTAGTTTCATCGGCTTTAGTATTAGAATTAGCACTAGTCATAGTACCTTCTAAACGTTCGATTTCTATGTTTGGTAATTGATTACACCCGACAACACCTTTATCTGAATCTAACTTAAGGTAAACAAAGTTATCACCATACTTACAGGTGTTTCTAGTCCACATAGGTAGATTAGTTGGTATATCCAACACATTATTAAATAAATCTGATAAGATTCCTTTTATTCTTTTAGATTCCGAATAAATTTGTAGTACATAACCGTTTTGGTCTGCCGTTGTTGATTCTTCACCATATATGTCTAACGCCGCTGAAATCTCAGGGGTATATTCCATAGACTCATAATCATAGAATGATGCTAATCTAGTTGGTTCATAATATACTGCCTGAGTATATAGATTATTCTCAATTTTCGTCCAT